TAGCCTATAACCATGCAAGACATACATAAGCATGTCAGGCATCATTAGGGCCTTAATTTTAGCCTATAACCATGCAAGACATACATAAGCATGTCAGGCATCATTAGGGCCTTAATTTTAGCCTATAACCATGCAAGACATACATAAGCATGTCAGGCATCATTAGGGCCTTAATTTTAGCCTATAACCATGCAAGACATACATAAGCATGTCAGGCATCATTAGGGCCTTAATTTTAGCCTATAACCATGCAAGACATACATAAGCATGTCAGGCATCATTAGGGCCTTAATTTTAGCCTATAACCATGCAAGACATACATAAGCATGTCAGGCATCATTAGGGCCTTAATTTTAGCCTATATCCATGCAAGACATACATAAGCATGTCAGGCATCATTAGGGCCTTAATTTTAGCCTATATCCATGCAAGACATACATAAGCATGTCAGGCATCATTAGGGCCTTAAATTGCGCTGTTTATTGAATCGAACAATATTAAAACTGCCTACAGTTACAGCGTAAAAAAAACCGGCAATTAATGCCGGCATTTTAATTAGGTGAAAAAATTAGAAAGCAACTTCAGCTTTTATCTTCCTTGATTTCCAGCCAATAGCATGATCTTGAATAACTATATTTTTGGCTTTCTTACTTGTTCCGGCACAAAGCAAACAAGATGCGCAAACTGTTTTTTTACCTGCTTCAGCTGATGCTGGGCATGAAATTTTACCAGGTAAAGGTAATTTAGTTCCTATTTGTACACGAAAATATCTGTAACCTTTACTTACTGCTTCCAATTGCTCAAACATATTATCAACTGATGCCATCAGTAATTTTGCCCAGTTATTGTTAAAATCTTTATTGCGCCAGGTATGAGTATAACCTGTGTAACCTTTACAATTTTGGGCCAATTGTTCAAAAATTTCAATTGGACATGCGCATGGATCGCCATATGTACCAAACCTAACTTGTTTATCCTTAATAAGATGAGAAATTTCAGAAACAGACATTTTAGGGTAATTGCCATTAATAAACGCTTTGTACACCATGTTTGGGCCTTTTCCGGTGTTTACATAACAAGTAGCTTCACCATTATTTTTTGCCAATGTTGGACGATGTTTGCAATCGCCACATATTGAAATATCAGAACCAGATTTTACTGCATCAGTAGGTTTTAAATCTGTTCTTAAAATGTATGTTTGCACCATATCACCGGTTTTTCTGTTTGTGCTTCCATTAGCTAAACCGGTAATAATTAAAACGATTTCTTTACCGTCAATTGCTGATGGGCCTTGAAATAATACTGCACCATTAATTTTTTTGTTCATGATTTTAGCATTTAATGTAGTTAAGGTAATAAATTAGAATAAATTATCAGCTAAGCAAGCAAGCAAGCAAATTAAAATTATTGCAATACTAATTAGTGCGCGCTCTTGATCTTGCTTAGTGTGTTTTTGTTTTTGTGTCATGTTATTATTTTGAAATAATTGTGTAATCCTGAGAAATCGTGTTGAATTCATCCTGATCGAATTGGATAATGTCAATATTTACTTTCTTTATACCGTTTATTTCTGTAGTATAATAACACTTGAAATAAAAGTAATTTTCAGTTATGGCAATTAAAACCATTTTTTCAAAGCCAATGATAGACTGCTGATTTTTGAGATGATAAGTTACAGGTTTCATATTATTTGTTTTTACAAAATGATTTGAGAAAATTAAGATATTTAATTTTTGGTGAATCGCTGTTTTTTGTTTCGTCAATTAATACCATGTTATTTGTCACATTGGAATACAACTTACCGGTAATAGGTGAGCAGTAAGTTACTTTATACATTCCGTATCCAACATACTGAAATTCGAAATCTGAAATTGAAATTTTCTTTTTCATAAATGTGTTTTTTATTTGTTTGTGATTGTTCCACAAAGTAACATAAAAGAAATGATATAACACAAATGATATTTGAACAATCTATAAAATTTAGAAATTGTTTAAATTTGAGGATGAAAAAGGGATACTATCTAAAAAAAGATAAAAAAGACAATATAATATTAAATATTTTTGTGGCTGATTTTGTGCCTTATTTGCAAAGTTTGGATAATCGGAACGGATGGATTAATCTTAAAATTTATGAACGATTGGAACCGGCAAGTAATGGTTTGACTATTGAAATGAAGCAATTAACCGGTAAAGTGGAAAAATCAAAGTAATTTTGAATTCAAGAAATTTCAAGCAATGAATATTGAAACAATACAAACTGAAGCAAAGAAGACGAAGAATAAAGGCGGCCATGGTGGCCCAAGGCCAGGCGCTGGCAGAAAGAAGCAACCTGACGAAGCGCACCTAATTGAAAAGCTTTACCCATTGGAAGATGCGGCGTTTAAGGCGCTAAAGGCACGTCTGGACGAGAATGATCCAAAGGCAATTGAAATCTATTTTAAGTATTACTTTGGTTTGCCAACCCAACGAATTGAAAGCAAGGTAGAGGGCAATCTTAATCAGGTTAATATAGAGGTACTCAGGCCACAAAGTGAAACATTAAAAAAAGTAAGTTAGTGACAAGTTGACAAGGTCTGTTGAACTTTCCTGTTTAACATAATACTAGTTATATGGCGAAAAAAACAATACATATCGTTTCTGTCATGTTGGCATAACTTAACCGGCAAAGGTTCACCCATAAAGTGGCCGGATACAATGAGGGGAACTTTAAGGTTTTTCGATCGGCCTGGGGCGGGGTAAACGCTCAGAAATCATAGTGTAAAATTAGGGTATAAAACAACCGATATACGATGACCCCCATTTTGACCATACTTTTCAACTCGAAAACCTAAACTGAATTTTTAATTTTTACTGAAATATGGAAGTTAGCTTACAGACCAACAAGATATTCGACATCCTAACAGATAGCGATAAGCGAATTACGGTGATGCAGGGAGGAAGTCGAAGCGGGAAGACTTACAATATACTTATCTGGTTTATTATCAAGCTCTTGCAGGAGGATGGCAAAACCCTTACTATAGTTAGGCAATCCTTGCCGAGCATCAAGGGTACTGTGTTAAGGGACTTTATCGATATCCTCTCCCGCATGGAGATATATTCAGAAGACAACCACAACAAGACAGACCAGATTTACAGCTTGAATGGTAATATTATCGAGTTTGTATCCGCTGATCAACCCCAAAAGATTCGTGGTAGGGCCCGTGACTACCTGTTCTGCAATGAGGCTAACGAGTTGACGTATGAGGCGTGGATGCAGCTCATTATGCGTACCTCCGGTAAGATTGTGATTGACTATAACCCTTCTGACCTATCATCTTGGATTTACGATGACGTAATTCCACGTAATGATGCGGATTTCTACATAACCACCTTCCGTGATAACCCTTTCCTTCCAGCGGAGTTGGTGGCGGAGTTGGAGAGGCTAAAGGATGCGGACCCGAACTACTGGCAGATTTATGGTTTGGGTGAGAGGGGTTTGTCGCAGGATTTGATTTATACGCATTTTAGGACTGTGGAGGAGATGGTTGATGATGACGAGGGTGAGGTGGTGTATGGATTGGACTTTGGGTTTAATGTGCCAACTGCATTGGTGAAGATAGTATTTCATGAAGGGAGTGCATATTGTAAGGAGATGTTGTATGAGACTAAGTTAACTACTGAGGATTTGGTAGACCGATTAAAGGCTTTAAATATCAGTCCGTATGACGATTTGTATTGTGATGCGGCAGAGCCTAAGACGATTGAGGCGTTGGTTAGGGCTGGGTTTAATGCCAAGCCTGCTAACAAAGATGTTACTGAGGGAATTAGGACTGTAAAGGCTACTCCGTTGTTTATATTAAATGAAAGTGTAAATTTGTTGAAAGAAATCAAAAATTATCGGTGGAAAACCGATAGAAATGGAAATAAATTAGATATGCCCGTAAAGTTTGGCGACCACATTCTTGATGCCTTACGTTATGGGATATATTCAAAAATAACCATTCCCAAGGTGACTTGGGGAGCAATATAAAGCTAATGGGCATTTTCGATAGGTTATTCAGTAATACGAAGGGTATCAATCCAAATGTCAATGTTACTGCCCAGATGAGGGGCATTAATGGTGCGGTGTTGCAGGACTATGAGGATGGGAAGTATGTGAACGAGGGATATTTGGGCAATGCTGATGTATATGCTATTGTGACTTTCCTTGCGAGGAAGGCATCTTCCATTCCTTGGTATGTTTATAAGCTCAATGATACACCAAAGGGGAGAACTGAGTTAAGTAGGTATAAGACGATGAGCCGAAATATTGGGCAGAGAGGGTCGTATGAGGCGGCTGTCAAGGCGAGGAAGAATGCCTATTCGGAGAATATTGTGGAGAATAACGAGTTGGCGAGGTTATTAGAGAATCCTAACCCGTATCAGGCTCAAGACCAGTTTTTAGAGAATTTGTTCGGATACCGCTTCCTTTCTGGGGAGGGTAATGTTTATGGCAATGATGGTCGGTTGGGCGGTCAATTCACCGAGTTAAACGTGCTTCCTACTCACTTTTTGGAGATATATCCTGACCCGAACGATTTGTATGGGTTGCTTGGGTATAAGTTGATGGTGAGCAGAGGGATTGATTTACCGAAGGAGAATGTGATGCAATGGAAAACGTGGAGTCCGGATTTCAATGACGTGACCCGTAGCCACATGAGAGGTGTTAGTCCACTTAGGGCGGCATATAAAACGCTTCGCATGAGCAACAACTCAGCGGATGCCTCTGCAATGATGACAGCCAATGGTGGGGCGAAGGGTGCGATAACTCCCAAGCCATTGGGTTCTGTTGTGCCTAATTTCACTATCGAGCAGGCTAACATCATTAAGAGGGCGGTCAATGAGGACATTAATAATGTGGACAATAAGGGCAAGGTGGCGGTGCTGCAAACGCCTTGGGATTATCTCAATTTCGGCTTGTCTTCTGTTGACATGGAGTTGGTGAAGACGATGCAGATGAGTTTGCAACAGTGGTGTAGGGTGTTCGGACTTCCTGCTGTCATTTTCGATACGGACACATCAAGCTATAATAATTACCACAATGCGATGCGTGACCTTGTCACCAATACCATTGTGCCTATGTGCTGCTCTCTAAGGGACGAGCTAAATAAGTGGCTTGTTCCGAGGTATGGCAGCGAATACTATATCGACTTCGATATAACTGCGTTGCCGGAGATGCAGCAAGACATGGAGAGGATGGTGCGGTCCCTGCGTGATGCTAATTGGTTGACCATGGATGAGAAGCGTGTGGCGATGAATTACAGCGAGAAGGGTGGTGCATGGGATATGAGCTACATCAACCAAGGTTTGGTGCCGATAGAGCAAGCGATGATGGATTTAAGCATAAGCGATGATAACAGCAACGATAACGGCAGAAACAACGGACAGCGAGATATGGGCGATCGTGATGACGAGATTTCCGAAGATCCCAACGGAGAGGACGTGTAGGACGGAGATGATGACGAGGAATGAAGCGAGGCAGAGTTATAAATTAAGATTGATTGATGAACGCAATGCAGCGGAGCGAATATTGGCTCAAGATGGAGCGGATGCGGAGGTTGGTGGAGCGTAAATATACGCCCATTATGACCGAGGTGTTGCTGAAGGAGTTCGACACTTTCGCCAAGAGTGTTAAGCGTGATGGGCCGAGTTCAGCGATGAGTGGGTTAGGAGCGGTGGCGTGGGATACAAAGATAATGGCGGTGATGAGTGATATGTATAGAGAGGTGGCGGTGCAGTTTAGCAATAGTGCGTATAGGATGGTGGGAATAGAGAGTAGGAAAGCGTATAACCCGTTCAAGCTGAATAGCAAATTCCTGTCGGAGATTATGCGATATTTGGCGCAGTATGGATTTTACATCGTTGCTTTTATAACGCAAACGACTAAAAAGAAGCTAATTAGCCTTGTTACAGCTGCGATGAACGTAGGAGCGAGTGTTGATGATATTGTGAACATGATTGTAAGCAAGGAGATGGGCGAATATGCGAGGATGAGGGCAAGGATGATAATTCGGACAGAGGTGATGAGAGCGAGCAATTACAGCGTGTCTATGGGTGCTTTAGAGCATCAGTTCCAAGTGGACAAGATGTGGGTGAGCATGAGGGATGCGAGAACGAGGAGGATACCTAAGGACCAATATGACCATTGGGACATGGACGGGCAGGTGAGACCGATTGATGAGCCTTTCCAGAGCTTTGACAAGTTGGGGAGGGTGGTGTTGGCAGATATGCCTGGAGACCCAAAAGCACCTAAAGGCTTTCTGATAAATTGCAGGTGTACGGTGGCGTATGTGCCGAGTAGGGATGCGAATGGACAATTAATAATGAAATTATGAGTATGAACTTCTACGAGGTACATTATCAAGAGTATAGTGGTCAGGCTAAAGTTAATGTAACTATATGTATTCCTTACTCTGAAATAATTTCATTCATGATTACAGAGTATCCTGATGGGTCATTGGTTTATACTCCGTTAACAAGATCAAGTAAGCAAGATATGAGGAGCTTGGTTGGCGACAAGGGTAAAATGCATTTTGACAGATGGAAAACCTTTAAAAATAATTTATAATGCCCATATACGAATGTAGCGGAGGCAAATATAGGATAGGGAACGGTGAGTGTGTTTACACAAGTAGAGATAATGCTGAGAGAGCTTATCGAGCCTATTTAGCTGATTTGGATGCAGAGTATGAGGATGATAGCAGGAACGAGAAGGCTGAGACATACAATGATTATCCGGAGGCGGCAACCAATAACGCTAAACGAGCGATAAAGTATAAAGAGAAAAACGGGTCTTCCTGCGGCACCTCAGTAGGTTGGACAAGGGCGAGGCAGTTGGCGAATAGAGAGAGCTTGTCAAGAGCCACCATCGCAAGAATGGCATCCTTTAAAAGGCATCAGCAAAATAAAGACGTGCCATACGATGAGGGATGCGGTGGCATAATGTGGGATGCATGGGGAGGCGATGCAGGGATAAATTGGGCAATTAGAAAGTTAGATCAAATAGACAATAAAAATAAAAGCATGATTTACACATATAAGTCAGATAGGCTTGAGTTTAAGGACATTGACAGCAAGAAAATGACCGTGACTGGTTATTTCTCTAAGTTTGGCAATGTTGATAGCGATGGGGATATAATGATGCCAGGTGCATTTAAGAGAAGTATTGCGGATTGGGGGCCAGATGGTAAGCAGAGGATAAAACATTTGATGAACCACAGACCTGACCAACCTCTTGGAAGGATAACAGTTTTGAAGGAAGATAGCTATGGCTTGTATTATGAGAGTGATTTGGTGAAGACTACATTTGGTATTGACTTCATTAAAATGGCTGAGGGTGGGATAATTACAGAGCATAGTATTGGTTTCAATACGCTCACAGAGACAAAAGGTGCATTAGGTAATGAGATAAAGGATGTCAAGTTGTTTGAGGGTTCTTCCTTGACGGCTTGGGGTGCGAACATGGACACGCCATTCCTTGGGTTCAAGTCAGAAATGGACATAAATGAACTTAAACAAGAAATTCGTATTTTTGAAAAGTTTATACGCAATACGGATGCGACTGACAACGCAATCGATTTGTGTTTAATCAAGGTTAGGCAATTAGCGCAAGCGGTAGAGAGATTAAGTAGCACGAAGGCAACAGTAAATGAGCCGGAGCAGCCAAAGGTTGATGATACGCTTGAGAAAAGTTTAATATCTATTCTCAAACAGTTTTAAAATCAACAAATGGAAAATTTGAAAGAGTTCCAAGCTGCTCTGGAACTTAAAATGAACGAGCAGAAACAAGAGGTGGCTGCTGCTACCGAGAAGGCTGCAAAATCCTTCGAGAGTAAAGTTGAGCAAATCAACGAAGAGATGCAAAAGGCTAACAAGACTGCTCTTGAGGCTCTTGAGCAAGTTAAGGAGGCTAAGGCTGCATTCGGTAAGATTGCTGCTAAAGAAGAAAGTAGAGTTGCTTTGTCATACGCTGACCACATCAATTCTATTAAGTCTGAGATAGCTGCTGGTATCGAAAAAGGTTATGGTCAAATCAAGGAAGCTGCTCGCACCAATGGTAAGGGTTTTGCTTATGATCTTGATTTGAAGGCAGTTGGTACAATGACCATCTCTAACAACCTGACTGGCTCTGTTTACACTTCTTATGTGGACAATCCATATCTGAGAGCTTATGTGAATCCACATTTGCGTTCTGTGTTTAACATTGTTCCCGTTTCTACCGGATCAGTATCTTTCCCTCGTGGCAACACTCCAGTAGGTGAAGGTTCTTTCGGTAAGCAAACTGAAGGTTCTGCTAAGCCTCAAGTAGATTATGATGTAACTGTGGTAAACACAGCTTTATCATTCATCGCAGGTTATGCTAAGGTATCTCGTCAAATGATTGATGATTTGCCTTTCTTGCAAGCTTACTTGCAGCAATCTCTTATCGAAGACTTCCAAAAGGCTGAAGATACTTACTATCTGAATGCCATCGCTGCTTCTGCAACTGCAGGTGTTTCTTCTGGTGCTAACACAGCTGAGAAGTTCATCGATTATGTTGCGCAGCTTGGAGCTTTGAACTGGACTGCAAACCTCGCTTTGACAACTCATGCGGGTTGGGCCGGTCTTCTGAAGACTAAGCCTTCTGATTACTCAATTCCTGGCGGTATGACCATCGATAACAACGGTAACGTTCGCATTGTAGGTATTCCAGTAATCCCTCATAGCTTGGTAACTGCTTCTAAGATTTATGTAATGGATACTTCTAAGTATGCTATTGCACAGCAATCTGGACTTGCGGTTCGTTCAACTGAGTTCGATCAGGATGATTTCATCAAGAATCTGATTACTTTCCGTTGCGAAGCTCGTTGTGAGTTGCTGCAATATCAGCCAACTGCTGCGGTTTACGGTGCTATCTAAATAAAATAGGGGAGGGGCAACTCTCCCCACTTTTTATATGCCATATAGCTACGGATATTTTAAGCAAGAGTATTTCAACCATCTATTTGACAATTTCAAGATAGACATTGAGATATTGGATGTGGGGCCAGGTGCGGGGACGTATGGTAATCTGCTGAATCAAGACTTTAAGTTTATTGATTGCATAGAGATTCATCAACCCTACCGGTCACAATTTCTGCTTGATAAGATATATCGGAATGTATTTATTGGCAATGTACTTGAATTTGACTACGCCTACTATGACTATATCATTTTAGGCGATGTATTGGAACACATGAGCGTTGATGATGCTCAGAAGCTGCTCTTTGATATAACAGATAAGAATATCTACTGCATGGCTGCGGTTCCGTATAGGATGCCACAGGGTGCTGTTGGAGGTAATGTGTATGAGACACATTTGCAAGATGATTTGACTGTTGAAAATTTTACTGACAGGTACCCGATGATGCGAGGCCTATTTAGGAATAGCGAATACGGGTACTATGTAAACTATAACTTTTTATGAATATAGTCGCATCAATCCATTTGTATCATCCAAACCATAACTGCGGTGCAGAGGCAATGATGCATCAAGTATTGAAAAGTTTGCAAGAAAAAGGACACAATGTTAGAGTTCTTCTAAATCAAGCTAATCATTACAAGATAAAATCTAACTACGTTTTTGATGGTGTGGATGTATTCCCTCCCAATCCAAATGTAGTTGAGGGGTTGTACAATTGGGCAAATGTAATCTTTACGCATCTTGACTATACAAAATGGAGTGTTCACATGGCTGCGATGTATAAAAAGCCTGTGGTGCATTTCATTCATAATACGCACGTTTATCCGGAGATTGCAGATGCGGAGAAGACACAATATGTGGTGTACAATTCGCAGTGGGGCAAGGATAAACTGAACTATAAGTGGGATAACATGATAATGACTCCTCCCGTGGATTGGAGGCATTACGATACCAAGGTTAATACGATGAAAAGTGAGTATGTGACTTTGATAAATGTTAATGAGAATAAGGGTGGTAAGATATTCACGGAGATAGCGAGAGCGATGCCAAACAAGCAGTTTATGGGCGTTCTTGGGTCATATGACGAGCAAGTAACCAGTAATCTGCCGAATTTAAAATATGTTGCCAACTCTGTTGACATATTGGATGTGTATAGGAAGACAAGAGTTTTGCTTATGCCATCGGAATATGAGAGTTGGGGTCGGACTGCTACGGAGGCGATGTGTAGTGGGATTCCTGTGATAAGCAGTGAGGCTGAAGGATTAAAAGAGAACTGCGGAAGTGCAGGAATTTATGTTAAAAATAGGAATGATGTTAAGGAATGGGTTGAAGCAATTGCAAAGTTGGATGACGAAAAGGCGTACTTTACGGCATCAAAAAAAGCGAAAGCACGAAGCCGAGAGCATGATCCGAGAGAAACGCTTGATAGATTTGAGCTATGGCTCAAAGAAAAAGTTTACAGCTACAAACATTGAACATGAGTATATTGGTCAATAGCATATCGGTTATAGCAGATTCAGCGACAGAACCTGTATCCATCACGGATGCTAGAAATTGGCTTCGGCTTGATACTGCTTACACAGAGGATGATAGCTTGATTGCGGAGCTGATTAGTTCTGCGAGAAAGCATATTGAGAAGCTGACTGGGTGTAATTTGGTGAATAAGAGCATGAAAGTGCTTATCAATGCTTATGGGCAGCCACTCAATCCTACCTATGTGATTGACCTCCCTTATGGGCCGGTTGTTTGTGTGGATTTGGTCAGGTTAAAAACTGGTATAAATACTTACGATACGCTAACAAAAAATACGCACTACGAGGTAATTGGTGGTAAGCTGTGGCTGTATTCTCCAGGTGACTATGAGGTTACTTACACAAGCGGATATGGGGACTGCCCTGCTGACTTGGAGAGTGATATTTTGACACTTGTTGCTTGGAGCTATGAGAACAGAGGGAAGAAGATGGAAGGGCAAGGAAGGGAAGGCTTATTGCGTAATTACCCTAACTGGGATGGCATGAACTATCATCAGTATAAAAAAGTAGTTATATAATGGCAGGAATTATCAAAGTCAATGGAGTCAATCAAACCATCTCAAAGCTGAATAAGTTTGCGGAGAGGAAGATTGTGAAGTTGGATAAGATAATGGATCAGAGCCTAAAGACTATTGCTTCACAAGCCAATGCCAATGCCTCTGGAGAAATAAAGGGAACGGTTAAGTCTGATAGAATAGATACATTGAACTATGACCTTGGCTCTCCGGTGCCTTACGCTGCTTATGTTGAGTTTGGAACTGGTGATGATGCATCTAAATACGTTCCAAAACTTCCAGAAGAATGGCAAGTGGTAGCATGGCGTAAATATATAGACGGCTCCGGTAAGACAAAAGAGGATCCGTTTTTATACCCTGCTGTAAACGCTGGCATTCCAGAGATGATAAAGAAAATGAAAGAAAATGCTTGATACAAGTAATGCCGTAAGGCAGGCATATATAACAGCGTTGAATGGTAACATTACCTATGACGGGGTGAACGTTCCTGTGTATGGTAACATACCATTCAAGACACCACCAAAGAAATATGTTATCATAAGTGATATAAGAGAGAGCCAAGACCTCAATAACAATGCGTTTTTCAATAATGTTGTTGTAACTTTGGACATATTTGCAGAGCAATACATGACAAATGACAATGGGGTTGTGGATAATATTGCTTCGCAGATAATGCAGATTTTGATGCCGGTGCCAGGAGCTAAACTTTTCGCCCAAACAAATCACGAGATTTTCCCAAGCGAAAGACTTTCTTCACGGTATCTTCCTCTGCAAAATGGGCAGGATTTTGTGGCGAGAAAAATCATAACAATCAGTAATTTAGTAACACAAAAATAGACAACAATGGCGCAGATTCTTTCAGTTAACCAAAATATCGAGATAGATGTAGCCGGTGGCTCATCCTATAAGAATTTGGTTTGTACAAGCAGCGCAACGCTGAATACGACTCTTGCTACTACGCAGGATCAGACTTCATGCGGTGTTTTGACTGCTGTTGGTGAGCCTTCCATGACAATTGACTTTGATGCGGTATGTGAGACTTCTCCTACCGTTTCTCAAGTGTCTTATGAGGATTTGCTCGCTGCTTCCGTAAACAAGACTTTGGTTAGCGTAAGGGTACAGAACCCAGTTGTAACTGGTTCTTCTGCCGGTGCAGCTTACTACCATCAGTTCTCTGCTTACATCACTGATTTGTCACTTGCTTCTACTGTTGGTGAGTTCATCAAATTTAGCGGAACCATCTCCAGCACAGGAACACTTGACATCGTAGCTTAAAACAAACTATGAATACTGCGACTATAACCATGAATGGTCATACCATCAGCCTCCGCTATGGTATGGCTTCATTCAGGTACTTAACTGAAAGATTTGTTGATGGCATCAGCTTCGACAATGGCTCACTGAACGAGATAGGTTTATCTCACATTCTTTATAGTGGTTATACTAACCATTGCCTTGTCAAGGATATAAAGAAGGAGTACAGCTTTGAGTTCTTTGTCGACTATGTTGAAGCGCATTTGAAGGATGAGCCGTTTATGGCTGAAGTGATGGAGGCGTTGAAGGTTTGGACTGACAGCGACTTCATCAAGCAGACGCAAGAGGCGAAGCCTGACGAGCCAAAAAAAAAGACCTGACGTGGGATGAGATTGAGGCTTTCGCTTTTGGGGAGCTTTGTTTGAGACCCATGGAGTTCTACGAGATGGCACCACGTCACCTTGGCTTGATGATTAAAGGTCATCAGGACAAGAAGGTGGATACTTATAGGCAGACGAGAATGTTGATGTTTACTATGGTTAGGCTTCATGCCGACCCAAAGACAGCACCAAAGACACCGGAGGCTTTATGGGAGTTGCCAGGTGACATTGTTACAAACCCAGTAGAAGAGGCGGAGGAGTATAAAAAAATCTTTGAACGATTAGGACAATGGCAGAAACCGGAGATTTAATAATTAAGATAGGGGGTGATGCCTCCAAATTCAAGGCCACCATTGCCGATGTAGAGAATAGTCTCAAGTCGTTCAAAGCTAATTTAGGTAATACTGGCCTCAACATCAAGATTGAGGCACTTGGATTTGAAGAAACCAAGTCTAATATAAAAGGTGTTGCTGATTTTGCGGAAGGTACACTTGGTGCTATCAAGAACACAATTAAGCAGGTAAAGTCAGAGAGGTTAACAATATCCGCTGACCCTAACTCTCTTGCTCCATTTAACATAAAACTTAACGAGCTTAACACTACGGTTAAAGAACTTGAGAAAGCTGGGTTGTTTAAAGAAGTACCACAGCAAGTTGCTGTTGCGGAGAATAGCATACAAGGTATTAGTAATAGGCTTGCAGATTTAAGAAAACAAAGGTCGATTATCGACCCTGATACAAATGCAAGAGCTATTCTGCAAATCAATCAATTAATTGAGAGGCTTGAGGAAAAATTAAGGAATTTACAAGTCCTTGGTAAGAAAGTAGCTACACCTGAGGGGGCATTAGGTAGTTTTAAGGGAATTGCTAAAGGCAGTACAGAAGCAGGTAGAGCATTGACGAGTTTATCATTGGTAGCTCAAGACTTGCCTTTTGGGTTTATAGCTATACAGAATAACCTTCCAGCCGTCATACAAAGCTTTGGTCAATTAAAGACTGCTGCTCCTGGTGCTGGAGGTGCTTTAAAAGCACTTGGTAGCGCATTGGTTGGGCCTGCTGGCTTGTTCCTTGCGTTTAGTGCAGTAACTGGTGCAGTAACATTTGCTATACAGAAATATGGTAGTTTAGGGGCAGCGGCAGAAGCATTATTTGGTGAGTTAAGTCCTTTGCATGACTTAACAATGCGAGCAAGTGATAGTCTTGCGGAATATAATAAAAATCTCGTTAGCAATGGTGAGGCTCTTGCTCAGGCTACTGGGTCTGTACAAGGTCAGATTTTAAGAGTAAATACTCTTGCAAGAACAGTTTTTAATTTACAAGAGAGTGAACAGAATAGAGCAAGAGCTTTAAGCGAGTTAAAGAAATTAGATAAAGATAGGTTTGATTCATTCGATATAGAAAAAGGAAAACTAGAGGGATTAAAAGTTGCTGTTGATAATTACACTCGTTCAATTTTAGCTAATGCAACTGCGCAAAAGTTTACAGATAGAGTTGCAGGTGCAGCTGAGGCATTAGAAACTCAAAGAAATCTCTATGCTGAAACATTAAAAAAGATTGATGAGTTAAAAAAGAGAGGGATTGATAAAGAAGCTGAAAATCTAAGAAAATTAAATGAACAGATTGTAAAACAAGGTGGTATTCCTCAAAGACCAAGTGCGGATATTAAATTCTATGAGAATAGCACAAAAATATTACAAGATCAAGAAGTTGTATTAAAGGAATTAGCATCAGCATACGAAAATGCTACTACAACTGCAAGTGGCTACATAGATGCAGCTGCTAAATTAGCACAAGTTCCAATTGAAAAACCTAAAACTGGTAAAGGAACTGGTGGCACTGGCAGAAAATCAGTTTTCATTGAGCCGATAGATGCTCAAGAGCTTGATGCAGCTACTAACATCGACAAGATAATATCTAATTTAATTAAGTATGGAAACATACTTAGAGATGTTAATAAATTAGAGGATGAAAGGAAGTTTGCTCTCCGTGAATTACAACAAATTAATCCTCAATATTTTGGATCATTTGAAC